AACAAATAACCGATTTGCACTGGGCGAGACAAAAAGTCTCCGAGGGTTGCAGTGGGAATAACATCTGCACTGGGTTTAGCCGTAAAACCGACTGTATCACCCTCGTTCGCAGTGGTGAATTGCGTAGTTTGAACACTTTCTTGAACGACGGTGTTCTCTTCGTCGAGTGTTTGCAATTTTAGATTCTGAGCACGTTCTTTAACCTCATCCCGCTGTGGTGCTACTAGCGGGGAGGGTTTTGCACTGTTCGGAGTTCCGCCTTCTCCGTCCCTAAATAGGGTATTTGGGGGCTGCCCAGGCTGATTTGAAGGTAGAGCCACGCTCGCCATCTTCTGTGCAATAGAGGCGCAGTAACTCTCTACCTCCGCGCTTCTTTGGTTTGGCTTGTCTGCCTCGACATCCGCGCTAACGCCGATTTGTTCCTTATACCGCCCAGGGTACTTGGAACCGCGGAAAAAATCCCGCAAATTTGACTTCTCGCAATACGATGCTTGAAGTTGGTCGTACGTCGGGAAAACGTACTCCGGAATGTCAGTAATCTGGGCGTCTGACAATGCGCGCTGTAGGTCGCAACGCACTTTTTCATGGAATTCACGCCCGTGAAGTGCAGCTTCCCTAACTGCACTAGCGCACATATCCACGACTTGCTCTGTTTCTCCAACCGACGACGAAGGAATCATAACCATGACCATCTTTTCAATAGACGATTTGTTCAAAGCCCCCTTCATATGGCCAGTTTCGGGATCGAGAACGAAGCCCCGCTTCAGGAACTCAATGTCCTTCAAAGGTTTGTACAAATAATCGCCCTCAGTCTTGCGTGCGGGTGTATATGTGATCCCCAGTTTGGCCAGCTCATTCTTGATCGAGGTGAAGTTGAACCAAGGCTTCTCCTTGGAGACCGTAGATGCATTGTCATCGCCATACAATATCAGACGCACAAACTCCATGAAGTCCTCACTCGTGAAGCCATCGGGGTTAAGTTTGGCATAAATGTACCTCAGGATGATCAGGTTTGCAAGGCAGTTGAAAAAGACCGTGGCGGCATTGCCGGAGGAATTGACGCCAAACAACTGTACAACGTCTCCAAAGAAGTTCATGTTAATGTAACAACACTCCATGACTGCCGCATATACCATGGCCATCTCGACAGGCGAATACTGACCACTCTCCTTCATGACACGGTGGATAATGTGATACACGGCCTGCAT